TCAAAATCAAAACTAAACGAGCGGAAGGCGACGCCGAGCTTGTGAGAATCCATTATACTCAAATTTTTAAGATTGTTAAATTTCAAGGGAATAACTATATCGCTATCATGATCTTTCTTTGAAGTGCCAGGTATAGTCTTATATATCTTAATCCATGGTTGAAAATCGCCAGCTATAGATTTGGGTACATCTTGGAAAAAATTTTGCCCTGCTGCACCATGACCGCGAAGGCCATTTAATATGGTGGTTGAATCAACTGTGTTTGGATCTGTTATAGCCAAGTACTCATATTTTTGAGGAATATCTGTTCCTTTTAGATTCGCATAATGATCAATATTTTCAGCGAAGAAGCACGCCTCTGCAAAATCAGGCAGTTTTGTCCGAGATTCGTGTAATATGTGAGTATCTGACATCTAAAAAATTATCCAATATTAAAGTAAGTTAATGCTAATTCTAATGGACGTGGTACATGGATAGTATCACCAAGATTAAAATCTGATTCCAGAGGCTTCTTGTTAAACCATGGAATAACCCACCAATAATCTACACTGCCATAATATGTATTAGATAACTTATAAAATCTATCTCCCAAAGTCCAAACGTGAGATAAAATAGTAAAATCATGCATTTCTTCATCCGTAGGATATCTAATTATCGGTGTAGTAAACTGAGTAATTCTACGAACTTTTCTAGCAAAAAATTGATCTTTATATAATCTAGATCTGTTTAACATTGATATCCTGCTATCGTTTCTCATCGCGGTTGCCCCTCCGTTAATTTAGCTGCAGCGTTTTTAGATATGGGATCGTTGGGGTCGTGCGGAGCACCAGCCTGTTCAGCCACAAGGCCTTTAACAGGAATTTGACCAGAGATCTTTTCCCCATGTGCCTGTATTCCCTCTTTATACGGATATCCTTTATAGTTGAATTCTTTATTGATCCAAGCTGGGCTCTTTTCATTAACGGGGTGATAAGTAAAACTGGCTTCAATATTTTTTGGCAGTGTTTGACCGGAATTAAGAAAGAATCCTTCATCGAACATAAAGCTATAATTAAACCCATCGATGTATCCCAATAAACCGCTTTCTGTAGCCGCAGAATAAGTATGTACCTTCGAATGTGAGGCACCGACCATAAAATTAACAAGTCTCAACTTAAATATTGGACTGCCACCCACTTTTGCATAAAAGCCTCCTCCAGATTTTACCTGTTCCGGATACAGCATATTAGATAAAAGAGATATTTTTCCCATATTAATATGAGCTTCGCCAAAATCTGCAGCTGGCATAATCCAGGAAAGGTTTATTGATCTCACCGTACTCTTAAGCTTTCTAACTGGCTGCTGATTCATAACAAAATATTGTTCGTCATAGGCTGTATTGAATTGTTCACTGTAATTTTGCAGAAAGGCTTTAAACACAACACTCTTCCCACTGTTAACGTGATGAATGTCAAGGTACAATTTATTTGTTTCTGCAAACCCAGTTGTGACGTCTGTCATTTTTTTAGTCTCCTACTTTGTTATTCTAGATAATGCCAGGTCCAGCGCTTTGCCAGTATCGTTATTGCTATACATTACTCCATTTGGGTAATCAAAAAGTACACTTCCTAAGTCTCTTCCATTAAGTTTCAGCACTATTTGCATCGGTGTGTTACCACCGGGTCTCTGCTTATTCCAATCATTCCCGGTGACGGCGGAAATTCTGGTGAGCAATGGCTCCACAATGCTCGAGAGGAGTGCTTTATCGCCTTTAGCGGCTTTCCCCATTCCCTCCACTATTCCTTTATCCATTGTAGTGTTTGTCGCGCTTTTAACTTTATCAGCTGAAACAACATATTCACCTTTTTGCAGATTGTGAAGACCATCTTCTTCTACAGGGCCTCCGTCATGCATAGATTTCCAGCGCTCGTCGAACTGTTTCTTTGATACCTTCTCCGATGCGCCCAGAGAGTCAAAAGAGTTAAGAGATGCATTTGCTTTTTTACCAGCTTCTTCAGCTTCATTTCCCCACCAACCCCAGAGTTTGCCCAACTCTGTCACGGCCCAAATTACGCCCGCAAGAATGGTCAAGAGTACGCCGAAGCCTGCAAGTTTCATAGCGATGCCTACCGTAGTGAAGGCTGGGGCGAGGGCGGTGACCATAACAGTGGACAGCTTCCACACCCCTGAAATTACACCCGCAAATTTGAGTGCCAGACCGCCCATGATCATTGACCAAAAGAAAGTCGATTGTGCGCCGTCGTCCATCCCGCGAACAAATTCTGTGAATGAAGTGATGGCGTTCTTCACTGATTCAATCATCGGCTGCATTTCTATAACGAGTGACATAAAGGCGAATTTGATTTCATTTGCCATCGTCATTGCCTTCTCTGTCATCTCAGCTAGATTCTTTTCTTTCTCTGCTGCTATTTCTGCTTCTTTTTGTATCTTTTTATATTCTGATGCGGATGAACCAAGTAATTTATTCGCTTCTGCCTGGTCAGTGATTCCTGCTGCAGCCATAATACTCATTTGTGCATGATGACCTAAGTTTTTAAACACTGTTCCGGACTGCTTAAGGCTAGCTCTAACTGCCTCTATTCTTTCGTCCTCTTTCATCATGACCATTTCAATACTGTTCAAATATGGTCCACCCAATATACCATTTAGCCTTGCAACAGCCTCGGCAGAACTATCAAATGTATCAAACCTATTTGCCACTTGCAAAAGTGTATCCATTGATGCGCCAGTGGCTCGAACTTGAGCTTGTAAGTTGATAAACACTTTCTCCATTTGTGGGCCGCGTGATGCTAGTTGTTTTGAAGCCGTAACAAACTCTGAATAGAATTCATTCAGAGGAACGTCTAATGTCTCTGCTACCGTTGCAAATTTCTTTAATTCTGCCGTACCTTTTTTGCCTAGAACTTTAGTAAAAACGTCAAAGGCTGCAGCTGTAGTGTTTGCACTTACTCCTGCTATCTCAAGTTTCGCAACCGTATCTATTATTTCATCTCGATAATCTCCAGTAGAATTCTTAAATGCCACTGAGGATGTAATCAAAGCCTGTATAGCTGTGTAACTCGCTTCCATGCCGAGACCTTGAGCCCTTAAGGCTTCGCTAGCTCTCAGTGCTGAACTTGCCATTTCGTCGCTAGCTTGTGTAGCTTTATAAAAACCAGCCGTCAACTGATCTTGTTGACTGATAATGGTTTCCATCCATTCAACCATCCAACCCGCCATGGAATCACCGATGCTTGCCATGGCTTTGGAGACGGCATCGCCTGTTTTGACGCCTCGGGCCTTCATCAGTGCAAATTCTTTCTGAACTATCTTTATTTTTGAACCTATATTGAAGAGACCACCTGACCAGGTTTGAGTAAACTTCATACCAATTCCAGCTAGTGCTGCAGTTTTATTAGCCCAGTTGTCGAACTCCCCAGCGCCGGTTCGTAATAGACCTATTTCTTTTTCAAGTGCATCAATGCGCTCTAATCTGGCTTCAAGATCTGCCTTTTGAGCCTGAGTGCCGTTGATGAGTTCCTGTAATGCGTCATGCTCGGCGCTGACCAATTCATATCTTAACTTTAATTCTTTTTCTAATTGTTGTATCTTCTCTTCAGAGACATCGCCATAGGCGCGCGACTGATTTATGTATCTCTCGAGCGCGACAGCCTCGCTGGCCATGGCGGCTTCGTGGTTCATAGTAGCGTTTGCAAGACGTTCCTTGAGCTTTATCTCCTCAAGCTGTCTTTTTAGTCTTTGTTCTGGAGTTTCTTCTTTAGCCATTTAAATTATCTCCTATTTAAATGGCCATTTCAAGCCAGATGAAACCTCAAACTTTCTTACTGCACTATCTAAAGCGTGCTTTGAAGAAAAAGTCGTAGGATCGTTTAAACCATTTTTCATGTATGATTGCATGTATTTTTTTTCTGAACCGAGTGCATTCATGAATGCTTCAATTTGAGAACGTTCTCCACGAACTCTTAAAGTATTACCAAAAATTCCTGGCGCAAATAACCTTTCCAAAGCGTGTTTGATTAAGGCGCCATAATGCAATAATAATCCTTCGTTTAATTGACCATTTTTTGCAGCATTTAAATCCAATACTTTATCTTGAAGATCCATTGATACACTCCTCAATTGATATTATAAATAGTCCTCTAAAACGAAATTTGAAATAAATTAACGCTTACGAGACTTTTGCATTTGAGCCTGTTCGTTTTCAATTTGTTTCAAAAGTCTCTTGGCGAACCAATTTCGTATTTTAACGGGCAAGTTGTATGCCTCAGTAAAGCTCCAGCCACCATGATATTTTAAAAAGAAGAACATTTCATAGACTTGTCCTATGTATTCTTCACTTAGGCCAAAAAAACGCAGTTGTAAACGGAACATCGATAGCCGAGGATGCGTTGCATTCTGGGCAAACGAAGTCACACTCCATTTTAACATTTGGTGTTATTTCTGAATAAACCTTTCTTAAGTACCTGGAATCATATGCTGGCATGTTATTTACAAAAGAGCTAACAACATCCTTCTTCTCATCCCCATTCACTGATGTAATAAATAACTTCATTTGGTCTGTCAAAACAGATTCTGGTAAATTATGTTTCTTTTTATTTTCACTTGAAACCAAGAAGTTTCTTTCATCTCTTCCTGTTAATAATTTTACTTCAACATTAACTTTAGAACGTGGTAAATTAATAATAAATGTGCCACCCTGTGTCTTTTCAACATTTAAGTCCTCTAACAGAGTTTCATCGAGTTTGTTAATTTTTAAGTCAGATAAATCAACTACATGTGAATTTGGCTCTCCACAGGTAGGACATGATATTGATACGTCATAATCTTCTCCATAACCTGTAATTCTGGCAGCGACAACCAATGCATTTTTATCTCCTACATATAAGTCGTCGACTCTAACTGACTTATCGACTATTACATTTTGTAGAAGACGATCAATGGCGACTCCTTTTTTCAAAAGAGTCTGAGAAGTTAATATATCCTCGTCTTTCGCTGTCATGTAACGAATCTCAATTGAGTCTTGATTTTGTAATGGGTGACCTTCGGGATAAAAAGCTCCTCCCGTTGGTAAATCAACAAATTCAGTTGGCGTCACGAAGGAGAAACCATCTGATTTGTCTAGTTGTTCTATAGGAGCGTCTGCATCGGGGTTAGAGACCCCGAGGCGCGCTTCATTATTTCTAGCTGACATTTATACCTCTTCTTTTAGTGTATTGTAGCATAGTCATACTGTAATGTTAAGGTAAGTTCTACCATATCATCACTAGTATAATCTAAATCTCCGTACTTAACAGATTGTACCCACGGATTCCAAAGTTTAAAAGTCTCAATTTCTTCATTTTCTGGACCTAGCTGTTCCAGTCTAACTTGACCCTGCAAAACATTGGTAGCGTTTGCCTTTGACAAGGTAAATGCGGCGCCGCCAGTAGTGTTATCGGGAGTTTTATATCCACCTCTGGTCAGAGCCTTATATAATTCTTTTCCTACATAAGGGTCGATTGGATCAACTAAAGTTACATCAACAGGATCCCAAGTAACGATACCGGGATAATAAAACTTATGTCCAAAAAACATATGTTCTGCTGCGTTGACTGAGAACGAAGGTTTGCCTACTGTCTTTACAACATAAACGGGAATGTCCAAACCCCCTAAATACAAGAGCCATCTATGTTTTCTTTTTGGTTCTAAAGCACTATTTGCCCAAAATTTTTCTGCCATTTTCTTATTATTCTCCCTCTATAATATAAGTAGTGAAATGATTAAAAAATAATTTTTTTAATCGTCAAATGCGGCTCCAGTATCAGTAATAATGAAATCAAGAGCGATGAACTCAATAGCTCTTGCAGGTTTCAAGAACACCTTAGCGTATAGAATATTTCTATCAACCATTTCTGGCGTCGTTGTAGTTTCATCAAGTACTACCTTGTAATCAGTAAGACCAAATCCAGCTTTAATATCATTAAGGAAGGATTCAACCTGTGCGCTAAACTTATTCCAAGTTGAGCGAACATTCTGCTCGAACAGTGTTGTCGCAGCAATTCTGGAAACTTGTTTCTTGGTATGAATCAACAATCTACGAACATTAATTCTATCCAAAGCTGACGGAGTGACTTGAAGTGTCTTCTGTCCAAATATCACAATGCCTTCCGCTGGGAATGAAGCAATTGGATTGACGTTTGCAGAATAAAGCCTATCTCTATCTTGCGAAGTAAGTTGTTGACGTACTCCGACAACATTGAGGCCAGAAGCTCCCATAGATAAGCCGCCTCTTGTGAAACCAGCAGGAGCAAACCATAATTCTCTCTCTGCCTCGCTGAAGGACATAACGCCCAGGGCGACAACAGAAGGCGGCATCCACAAGATGGCACTTGAAAGAGAATCTCTGACCTGTACCCATGGATAGTAAGCGCAACCGTAACTGGTGTTCAAATTTCTTTTTTTCATCTCTGTCACGGCTTGGTCGACGTTTCCGCGTCGAGTATTTTCTGCAGCGGTACCCTCTGAATCGGCAATGTGATCCTTTTCTATATCAATAATTGCCAATGCATCGCCTCTGTTCTCACATGTAAGCATCAAATGCTCTGTAAGAGAAGTGTTTGTGATACCAGGCATTGTCGCCAAATTGAATTCAACAACTTCAGGATCCCTGAGCGTGTCGACAGCGCGATGTACTGTGTGAAATGCATAACTGTTAGATTCAGTTTTGCTATCCAGTCCAGAATTTCTGAACGGTTCCTTTTCTGTAATATCTAAACCATCGAAACCATGAGCAAACAACGTGGTAAACCTGTTGAAGCGATTAGTTTCAAGAAGAGTGCTGAGATCGTTTTTAGCAGTAATAGATGTTTCAGCTGTGCGACTGCCTGAGATATAATGCGCACCGTGGGTAGTATGAGTGGAACTACCACTTAAGTCTTCAAGAGTGAAAACAAATGCATCTTCAAGATATGTCGCATTACTGGTGGCCATCGCGCCTGGAAGTGCTCTAATAACATCCTTTATGCTTTGGTCGAAGACAGTTGTTCCACTCTGATTTGTGTCGACTCCCCAATAGGCCTGCCTCGGTGAAGACAGACCGCCTTCGAGACCGCTATGACGTAATTTTGCTTTGGGGAAGGTAATTGATCCTGTCCAATGTACCCCAGGATTGGGATCCCACTTCAGCGTGGCGTCGCCGGCGAAACTGACTGCGCCGGTTAAGTTATAGATCCAAATTGAAGCGGCTGCGGCATTTGTCGCTCCGCCGGCTTCGTTGCCGGCGCCGATGGTTCCCGACATAAGAATGTGATCGGCGGCGCCTTTAGCAAATATAGTGCCAAAATTATTATGTGTAGTTGCGATAGCAGTTGCTGCTATCTGTCCCGTGGCTGCGCCTGCTGCAGTACCACTAAGATTACCGGATGACAACGCTCTCTTATGGCCATAAACTCCAACTGGAATAAATGACGGATCTGTTGCAGCGCGATCTACATCTGTATTCATATCGACATAAACAAATTTAGACATGTTGGGATAGGCACCATATCTTTTCCATCTTCTATCGTCAGTATCCCATTCTCTATATTGATTACCAATCTTTCTAGCAACATAACTGGGAGAATTAGGATTCAAGTTACAATTTGAAAATACCTCAACAAATTTTGGTGCATTATCGTTGTCTTCTAACTTTCGAATAGCGACCGTGAATGAACCGTATTGACTGGCATTACTTGTAGCAGGCTTGATATCTTGAATTGAAATTTTGAGGTTATTCTGAAGCCATTCTCCACCTTCGAGACCCTTGAGCCTAAAAAGCTTTTGCATGTTTTCAGGCTGATATGAAGCAGCATCACCCAAATCTTGTGAAATGAACCAGCCTGTTTCGCCATTAGCATTTGCTTGCTGGTGGTTTGCCCATTGATGTTCAGAATCTCTGGAAGCTAATCCTAAAATGACACCTTCACTAGTCAAACCAGAAGCAAATAATTCTTCTCTGTGTTGATCGAATGTCTCTCCTAGGAAATATCCTTTTGTGCTTGTTGTAATATTATCATTGATAAGTGTTGGATTTGTATTGAACACTTTTCTAATATATCTTTCACTGTCTCTATTGAAATTAAATGTAATTTTTTCTCCGACATCCGCGTGTTTGGCGGAGCCGCTTCTAATAAGGGCAGTAAACTCATCATTGCCGTTGGAGCCCGTGCCGATCATCACTCCACTTCCTGTGTTTGCTATTGAGCCACTGAAAGGTGAAGTACCCGAAAGTTGAATGCTTGCTTGGTCATTCAAATACCAAACCGCGACCAAGGAACCAGTTGAATGACCAGTCGCTGCATTCGCCGCAGCACCGCTTAAAGGATGTGACCAGGAGTCGAAAAGAAACAAGCCATATGCACCATTGTTGGTACCAACTGTCTTATCTGTAGCAACTGTGCCCATGTTCCACCCAGCGTAACCGGTGCTTGTCGGTGAAGAATCCTGTACGCCGAGTAGTCTCACAACATTTAACGGAGCGTTGTTTCTTAACCAGGCTTGTGCAGCATATGCAGCATATGTGGGTGCAGTTTTGTTTCCATCCCTCCAAACATCTCCGCCTTCTCCTCCCGGGACTGGCTCTCCAAAAATTTCAACAAATTCTGAAAATGAATTTACCTGTACTGGGCGCAATGCGGGGCCGCGTTGTAACCGCCCAATAACGACTGGACCAATATCGCCTCCGATATTTGTACGTCGTGTGTTATCAATCTCGTCAATAAAGACGCCTGGTGAAACGAACTTAAATTTCTTAGCTGTCATGTTTTATGCTCTCCTCTAGGACACAAATGTA